CATGGACGCGAAGCGTCGGCCTTCTTCCACGATGTTACCCAATAACTGATAAAGGACCGAAGAAGGTTCCTTATAAGGAAGGAAGGTGATGTTGTCACGAATAGCACCGCCAGGGACATCGACATCCCTGAATTCTCCTGGCATGATAGGCGTGTCGTCACCTTTGATTCTGAGTCCACGGGTCTTCAGCCCTCCAGGTAAATTGGAAAGTGTGCCCGCATCAACCAGTTGTCGTAGCAAGCTTGTTGCAGACTTGGCTAATCCACCAATCATGTGAATGAGTCCAAGATTGTAAAATCCGATGCCAGGAACGTATCCGTAATGAACGAAATGTTGTTTTTTTATTCGATGTGGATCGTCTTCGGCCCAGTTCCTGTATATGGAGAGAATCGTGCTATTTCCCTTGTCTATCGTAATTACATAGGGAAGCGCAACTTCGTCCCGACTTTCAAATCCAGGTAAATCCAGATCAACGTGCATCTCTAAAAGCTGGTGGCGTTCGTCCTTATCCCACGACGGCTTCACGCCTCCAATTTCTAAATATTTACCTGTTACTATGTCATCTTCGATATAGGAGGGCGTGAGTTCTATATCACGGTAGAACCCGCTTACCTGAAGCTTCCTGATTTGATTGGTGCTCCTATTCATAACGTGGGTGTACCGCTCTGCCTGAGCTAGATCGGCCTCATTGTATGCTACGACAAAATCCTCTGCCGGAACAAACATGGAAGTCGGTCTTCCCAAGGACGGATCAAAATAGATCTTGCGAAATGCAGAGCCAGCGAGAGGAAGGCTGAACAACAATTTCTCAGTCTCGGATCGATACTCCGTCATGACCTCAAGAAGCTGATAGTTCAAATACTTCTGAACCCGCTTCGCCTGCTTGTCCCTTTCGGGACTGAAGGTGCCCCATATCTGAGTCTTGACCGGACCCTGGGCTGGCATGATCTCCTGAATCGTCTGACTCTGGAATCTCACTACCGCCTCGGACAGCATCGGATGGAACACACCACATGCTCCGGCCCACGGTGTCGTGCGATCTTCTATCTCCAGCCCAAGCTGGCCCAACCCCTGTTCGTAAGTCTGCTCCCAATCCGATCTGCTGCTTTTATCTGCATTGAACTTGGAGATAAGATCCAATGCGATGGTGCGTAATTCGTTGTCATCGATATGATCCGCAAGATTGGAGTCGAACGTCTCACCTACAGAACGCTCATCGGCCATCGGATCAAAATCAATTTCGACACCGCCGTCGTCCAGCTCGGTTACCAGGGATTCTGGTAAATCCATCTCCTCTTCTGCAAGCATGAGCCCTTCTGGACCCATATCAAAATCGTCTCCGCCGAAAAAAGGATCTAGTGATTTATCTACTGCCACGGATTATCCTTCTCATAACATGAAGTACACACAATGAAATACTATAACCCCAGGGTCAACAATCAGTAGTAGTCGGCCTTACGCATAGGAAGCAGATCACCCATGGGTTCGTCGCTATCTATAGAGATAAACCCACCCTGTCTAAAACGCAAAAGAGCCTGTGTCGAAGAATCTACCAGATCATCGTGGTCTCCGGTAGGAAATGCGGCAAACTCTTCAATTACGAGTTCGGCCCATCTTTTTTTGGGTGCCCAAACATGTCCTGAAGAGAATAAATCCGAAACCGCGTTCACCCTGGCAATCTTGTCTCTGCCCCTACTGGGAACGTACTCGCCTACCGGAATACCCATCCGACGCAGTTCGAAGATCAATGGCGTGCCAGCCGCCTTCGCTTCCACGATAAACGCATCTGGCTTGTATTCCTTGTACATTTCCATCGCACGGATTTTCAGATCTGGAAACTCCAGACGTTCCTGTAGCGCATCCAGAAGAATAATATTGGATACGCCGTCCTCAGTAGTAAATACTCCCCATGTCGTACACGCACTGTAATCAGCGGTTTCCTTTGCCAGGAATGCGGTATCCCACGACTGAATCACAAAATCACAATCTGGCGGTTTTTTCTCTTTCCAGTCCTTCCACCATTCCCTCTTGATGATCGCCCCCTCTTCGGAAGACGGATCTTGCTGATACTGAGCACTCCACTTCCCAATAGGAAGTTCCGCCTTGAGGGACTCAAGCTGCTCTATCGGCCAGAATCCAGGCCACAAGGATTTTCCGCTGGGAAGGATCGCGGGAAACTCGATGATCTCCCACTCGTCCGCACCACCCCTTTCGATAGATGCCTTGAGAATACTTCCAGTCAAATCTTTTTTCGACCAACGTGTCATAACGAGACAGATTGCTCCGCCGGGCTGTAATCTCTGACGAGGACCGGACGTATACCACTCGTAAGTTTTATCATACACGGATGGATCATTAAGGGCCGCCTCCTGCTCGGAGTGCGGATCATCCACGATAAGAATATCCGCACCCTTACCAGTAACGGCACCGCCGACGCCGATAGCAAAGTATTCTCCATTCTTGTTCGTGTTCCAGCGTCCAGCAGCCTTTGAGTCAACACTTAGAGATACATCTGGAAATAGCTTCTGATAATCCGATGATCCGACAAGGTTACGAACTTTACGACCGAACCCCACTGCAAGCTCTGCGGTGTGAGCGGTCTGAATGACTTTTCTGTCCGGGTACCTACCCAGATACCATGCCGGAAACAAATGAGATGCGAATTCCGATTTCGTATGCCGTGGGGGCATATTCACGATCAAACGCTTGAGACTCCCATCCGTGATACGATTGAAGGCATCAGCCATAATCTTGTGATGGCTTCCTTCGATAAAGGCAGGCCAGACTTCTCTGACAAAATCCAGAAAATCCCCCTGGGCGGCACTTCTGGTTTTCGCATCGGATAGCTCGTCCAGAAGTATTAGAACTTCTTTCTGCTTATGAGCAGGAAGGGCACCCAACTGCTTTGTAATCGTGGCTACATCCAGCATCAATCCAGTGTCTTTTGAAAATGGATTAGAATCTGCTCTGCTTCCTTGCGAAGTTCGTCCGCGTCATCGTGCCGATGCCTCACACTGTAACGCTGGGAAACCATAAGCAAGTGCCCGTACATACGAAGTTTTTCAGATGGCAGCATTTTTTGAAGCTGTTTTTCGGAATCACTCCTCACTCTCAACCTTTTATCCGAGCCCATGTTCATCCTCCGCTAGTTCGATAACATCCCTGGCAAGCCTGTACCAGATCTTGTTATTGCGTTCGTAACCTAAACTCTGGAGATAATTTTCCAAAATCTCATTTGCACTTTCCCCCACGAAAATAACCTTTCCATTACCCTGCATACTGTAAAAGCCCGGAAAGGAGTCTATGAGACTCTGCGCGGTATACCCCCGAATAGTGTAATTTCTTCCACGAACATTCGCCGCACGATAGGATTCCACCGCTTTGGCCAAAACATGGAACAAATCGTCGGGCATTCATCAGCTCCAAAAAAGACCCCCTATTATCTATATAGATAATCTAGTCTTAGTTATCTAGTCTTAGATACCTATACTAGTAATCTAATCTAATAACAACCTAGGTATTTAAGTTAGATACTATGGTGCCATCCGTCATAGGGTGATAAAGAGTACAGAAAGGTGTCATAAGTTCAAAATTTGTGTATCGGGTGTGTGAAACAGTGTTATTAACAACAGCCCAACCCCACCTCCATCCGGGGGGGTCCGGGGTACTGGGCATGGCTACCCCACCCCAACTGCTGATCGCCTCCGGCAATCTCTGGGTAACAGTGATCACCGTTCCGGTAATACACTCTGATTGCCTCCAGCAATCTCTGGGCAACAGCAACTGTGATCATCTCCGGGGCAATGCCCCATCGATAATCTCTGTATTGCCCAGTCAACCTAGTAGTACCCTTAACTGGGCACTACTAGGGATTCCCTTTATCCAGTCAACCTATCAGTATCGCTAAGGGCGACACTGCTAGGGATTCCTTAGCAATACAGGTGATCGCCTACGGCAATCTCTGGGACACTGCCCAGCCGAAACTACAGTCGATCCGGTCAACCCATCAGTACCCTTAA